ATAATAAAACAGAAATCATACAGATTCAACAAGTAATGGAGAAATTAATTGAATGTAAATTAAATTGTTATTATTGTTTTCAACATATGAAATTATTATATAAAATTGTTAGAGATTCTCAACAATGGACACTTGATAGAATTGATAATTCTCTCGGACACACACATGCCAACGTTGTATTATGTTGTTTAGAATGTAACTTGAAAAGAAGAATTCAATCAAGTGAAAAATATTTATTTACAAAACAATTAAAACTTGTAAAATCGTGAAAATCGAGAAAAACTTTAGAATAAATATATTATGGAGAAACATTTCAAATGGAGTTTTGGTGAAACATATGAACGAAGCAAACGCAATAGTAACAGTAACAATAACAGTAACAATAACAGTAACAATAATAGTAATGTTGAGTCAACCGCATATTTAGCAGCTTTAAATCACGACGAACATAGTTGGGAAACATTAAATTCGAATTCTCATAATAAGAGAGAAGAAATTGAACATAAATTGTCTGAACGAGACATACTTCCAAGAACAAACATGAATCCTTTTATGCCAAATAATAATTTTTCAGAAGACATTGATACTTTTTTGAAACCCCAAGGGACAAAATTGACAAATGAAAAATAAGAAAATAAAAAATAAGGATTTAAATAAAATAATTAAACTAAATTAATCATGAATATAATTAATTCGACATTTATCACCCAGAATAATTTATTATTAAATAACCTCATTCAATTTTATAAGAATGAAGAAAATTTGTCACGAATGTTGAAAATTATTACAGGAGAATCAATGATTTCTCTCCGCATTGTTGATTGGTTTGCTACAAATTATGCGAAAAAATATTATACTCTTTATACAATTGACGATGATACTGAAAATGGACGAAGATTTAAAGTATATGTTGATTATAAATTGAAATTAAAAGCATATTCTAAAAAACGACTAGACCCTTTTTGTCGTTGGGAACGCATTAACATTCCATATAAAAATGGCAGCAGCATTGAAACCACGATCGGACAATTGAACTTTTTTAAATGGGCGCTTGAAAATAAAGTCATTGATTATATCGAACAACATTATGACGAAATTGAAAAAGATATGAATTGTCGTAATAGCACATCGAAAAGAAAAGAAAATGTAGACAATTCCAAAACACGAAAAAAGAGAGAAGAATTGTCTATTTCAGCGACGAAAAGCATCAAGAAAGAAAAGGTGGAAATTGTTGTTGAATTTCATTGAGTTGAACACATTATAATATTTTGTTTAAGAGATAAAAATTGAAATGATTTTAATAATAATAATAAATCCAACAAATAACAAATCAACAAATGACAAATCAACAACCATCCACCATTTCAATTTACAAACAAATGTTAATAAATAAACTACCTCTTGATACATATTTAATTTATATCATCAAAGATTTTATATTTGATGATATAGTAAGTGGGGATATTAAAATTAGACAATACAAAAGAGATATTGAATGTTTCAAACAAGGTGCTTTGTTAAAAAATAAAATTGAACGACGATATCCAAATTTATATATACCAAGCCAAATTTATAATGGAATTGATATTAAAATGGCTGAATTAAACATCGTAATGATATTGAATGGTCTATTACAGACAAAATTCTTTATAAACACTGGATTGTTATGAATAAAACAGTTGAAGCCAAACATGAATATGACGCAAGCATACAATCTTTTATAGATAATGATTGTATATTTTGGCGTGATTATACATTTAAACTGCGTAAATATGTTATTATGTTCGTTGCTGGAGCAGTTATTAACGATTGGGAACTGGAATGGATAGGAACATCAAATCATAATAATTCACATAGGGATAGTTTAAACCCTTGAAGAATTAGAATGGGACAAAGTCCCATTCTTTTCTTAAGGGTCAGTGACCGGTAAGTTGAAAATTAGGACGCTGTAAGCGTCCCATTTTAAATCTTCGCCGGTTTAAATATAAGTTTAAATAGGCTCGGTTCTGGTGTAAGTTATTTTAATCCTGAAGAGACAACCCATTAATTAAAACAATACTAACTAATTTTCCGATTTTTTGTGTTTCCTTCTTGTTTTATTCTTGTTTATTTTTCTTTTGGTTACATGTGTTTTTCTTTTTTTTTTATGTTTACCTCCTCCTCCTCCAAATTCTAATGTTTCATAAGCATAATCTAGTTCATCTGCTTTAGCCTGTATTATTTCTGTTGGTGGAGGGATACTCAACTCAACATATTTTGATGTTAAAAAAGCAATAAAATCTTCTTTTCTCTCTTGTGCGGACATACCTTGTATATCAGGTTTTTCAGACCATTCTTTAGTAATGTCTTGTATATTTATAGATTGTGTTAATAATCTTAACAATGTTTTGTATTTTATACAATCTTCATCCGTTTCATCACAATCAGAACTTATAGCAGTTAAAGGAGGTATAAGACTTATGTTAATTCGTTCAAGAATTCCTTTATTGCAACTCATTTGATGTTCTCCCTCATATGCTTGAGAACAATCTATAATAAATGAAGCAATATATAATTCTTTAAACTCGTCAGGTTGTTTCATTACATAGTCAACAGTTCGTCCAACAAATACTTTATTTTCGTTAATGAGATTGTTTGCTTTAGTTAATATAGCATTAAGAATTTCTTCTTTTTCAGGCATTTTCTCTCTTATAATATTTCCAAATTGTCCTTTTATATATTCTATCATATCGATGTCTGTATAATATTCATCAGGAACAGAAACACCATTAAATTGTAATAATTCATAATATTTACCCTTATTTATTTTATCTGCTGCGTTATGTATTTCAAATGCCACTCCTGGATGGGCGATTGCTTGACCATTTAGTAGGTCATTGTCCCATATTCCTTCAGAAACAGTTCCGTTAGCATATACCATGCTTCCTTGTCCTTGTCGCATATTATTGTTCCATTGTCCTTCATAAACATCTCCATTCGCATATATCATTCTTCCTTCACCGTTGTGTCTATTGTTATCCCAGTGTCCTTCATAAACAGCTCCATTCACATATTCCATTCTTCCATTACCACTTCGTATAAAATCGACCCAGTGTCCTTCATAAACATTTCCATTAGCATAGGTCATTCTTCCATTACCTTGTGGTGCGCCATTTTCACATGGTCCTTCATAAACATTTCCATTCGCATATTCAATTCTTCCATTACCTTGTGGTGCGCCATTTTCCCATTGTCCTTCATAAACATTTCTATTAGCATAAGTCATTCTTCCATTACCGTGTGGTGTGCCATTTTCCCATTGTCCTTCATAAACATTTCTATTAGCATAGGTCATTCTTCCATTACCACTTCGTATAAAATCGACCCATTGTCCTTGATAAACATTTCCATTCGCATATTCCATTCTTCCATTACCGTGTGCTGCGCCATTTTCCCATTGTCCTTCATAAATGCCTCCATCAGGAAATATCATTTTTCCTTCACCATGTGGTTGACCGTTTTCCCATTGTCCTTCATAAACAGCTTTACTAGCATAAATCATTTTTCCGTTACCTTGTTGCATATCATTTTTCCATTCGCCTTTATAAAAGCCTACACCATCAATTTCTATTGTTCCATAACCGTCACGCTTATCATTTTTCCACTGCCCTTTATAAACACCTCCATCAGGATATGTCATTTTTCCTTCACCGTGTCGCTCATGTTTGTTTGAGCCTTTTACTTCTCCATAATAATTAGCTCCATTTGGATATCTTATATATGTTGATTTTGACATTTATATTATTTGTATATATTTTATTTAATTTGGGTTTATATTTAGAGGGCCATTGGTATTCTTTCAATTCGATTATTTTAAAAAAAATATGTTGTAAATATATGATTAAAAAGTCTGGTATCATGCGCATTATAGGCGAAATTTTAGAATTCATTAATTTTCTTATAATGTTGCCATTTTATATTTTTCTAGGATTTTTTGCGTGGCTATTTCAGAAACGAAAAGTATAACATGATTTATATACAAGAAGATAATAAATACAATAGATAAAGACATTCCGACAACAATTTTTTAGTTACAGCATTTTAACAAAAAAATACAACAGAAAATTATTTTATTTGACATTTTTTATCGTTTTCTAATTGCTTGACTAAAAATAAATAATGCTCTTTCATTCCTCTTTCAAATGCTTCCTTTATTTCTTGCACTGTTAATATTACTTCATCTGCTTTTTCCATTTATTTATATATTTTATTTTATTATATTAAAATTTATTCAGAATAAAGTTATAATGGGAAATAACGCATCTTTTCAAAAGGTTAATTTTGAAAATATACAAGAAATGATAAAATCATCAACCGGATATGTATTAATAAATACATTGCCGTTACATCAACAAGATTGTCTTATTCCGACAACAATTTTAGCTTCAGATGAAGAGACAATTATTAATAAGCATTTGAACAATAAGAATAAAAATATAAAGATTATTATTTATGGGAAAAATTGTTGTGATTCTAAATTAAATCAAAAATATGCGCAATTGCAGGGTCTAGGATTTTCAAACATTTATATCTATGTTGGAGGGATGTTTGAATGGTTATTACTTCAAGACATTTACGGTGCTTCAGAATTTCCAACAACATCAAAACAGTTAGACCTTTTGAAATATAATTCAGAGAGAAATCCTCATTAAAAGACCTAGATTCGACAATTCATCTGCTCGTTTATTTTGAGTTCTATAAATATGGACAAATAAAATGGTGTCAAATTTTTTTTTCAATTCTTGGGCTTCTGTAAATAATGGAACCAGATTTTCAGCGGAAATTTTATATTGTTTATTCATTTGTTTTATTACTAAAAGGCTGTCTCCATAAACAATGAGATTTCTAATGTTCATGTCTCTTGCTTGTTTTAATCCCAAAATAAGACCACTATATTCCGCAACATTATTTGTTTCTTTTTCTCCGACAAAGACAGATGAACCCCATACTTCTTTTCCCGAAGAAAAAATGCAAGCTCCTGCCCCAGATTTTCCCGGATTGCCTTTGCTGCAGCCATCGAAATACATTGTATACTCATTATCTGGATGAATTTTTGCTTGAGCCGAATGAATTTGTGGCAACGACAACATTATAAGTTATTAGATTATACATTTAATAACTTATTTCTTTTTATTTGTTTTTCGTTTGTGTTTGTTTGTTTTCCTTTTACTAGTTTTTCGTTGCGTTTATTTGTCTTTCGCTTGTTTGTTTTGCGTTTATTTGTTTTTCGTTTGCGTTTAGTTGTTTTGGATCCTCCGTATTTATCAAAATTATTAATTTCAGCAGGAATGTCTGGATAAACTTGACCATCACTATATCGCATGTTCCCTTGTCCGTTCTTTTTACAATCACTTTCACCTTCATAAACATCTCCATTACTGTATGATATTCTTATTCTTTGAATGGACATTATACTATAATCATATATAATTACATTTTTCTGCTACAAATGTTCCATCATTCATTTTCACGAGTTTAAAGGGTTTAGAACATCCATGTATCAATTTGCGTTGTATGAATGAATCACACACTTCTTTTGATGCGTGCGGATTTATTTGTTCTCCATTTGAAATAAAGACACCATGGCGAAATATCTGACAATTTAATTGGTCTATAAAAATGAAATCACCGCAATACGGACATTGAACCACTATATTTACTGACATATATTCTCCCTTTTATTATTTTTTGCATCCTTTCTCGCATTTTTTCTCCCATTCTTTCTCCCATTCTTTCTCCCATTCTTTCTCCCATTCTTTCTCCCATTCTTTATCGCATCCTTTCTCTCTTTTTCCGTAATATATTTCAATGGCCTGCCTCGAGGTTTTACTGTAACAGTTCTTGATAATATTTGTAATTGTTGTTGTAATAAAACGCATTCTAATAAAAACATGAATTCAATATCCATCTGTCATTTTTATGTATCATTTAATTTTTATATGATTTATTTACAAGGTTCAAAACAAGTAGTGCTGCCATTATAAATGGAAAAAATACAATTACCCATGAAAGAGCCGTATATCCTGCTTTACAGAAAAAGTTTAATAACCAGGTCCATAATACAATAAATAGAAGTTGAAACAGAATGCTTGCGATATTGAGTTTATAAAACGCACTAATAACTAGAGAAATCACAGAGAGAACAAAATAAATCATCGCGGGGGTGCAGAGTTGTGATAATTTCATCATACTATAACTAAAGTAAATAATTTATTTATTCTTCTTGTTTGTGTATTATTTATTTGTGTTATTTGTGTTATTTGTGTTATTTGTGTTATTTGAAAAAAAAATTGATTTGGAAAATCGGCTTAAATAAACCAGCACAATTAAAACAACCAAAATTCTTGAAATCATGGATCTCATTCAACGCAAACTCACCAAATCTGAATGGGAAACGATTGAAGTGCCAGTTTCGCCAAATGAAATCGAAGTATTAAAATTGATTATGAAAGGTAATGAAAATGTCAATATAAAATACAATAAAATCAATTCTATTTTCACATTTTTAAAAATAGAATATAGTTCTTCAATGGAAGATTATATATTTAATAAATATTTGGCTGATAAAATTAAAATCCTTATTACAAAATATCGCGCAACATATATTATATTATCCGTCAACACAAAACCTGTATTAAAAAAAGCAGACTTGATTCGCATTAGCAAAAACACAATAGAAAATCTTGAAAAAAACAATATTTATGAATATGTGTTATTAGAACACATTGAGAAAATATTAAAATATGCCTCGCAAAATAGTTCAAAGATGGAGTTTCATTATTATACCTTGTATAAATTAATACGCAACAGCATTCCTTTATTGAATCGTCATGTTATTGAAATTGTAAACACGATTCTAACACAGTTGGAATCATCAATTAGCATTACAAATATTATTGAAAACGCGGTAGAATATATTGAGAAAAATAATAACTTGTTGAAATATGGAGATATGATGCTCTACGAACACCAAAAAGAAATATTTACTGTCTGTAAAAATCCAGATGCGAAATTGATTTTATATATCGCCCCTACTGGAACAGGCAAAACATTGACACCAATTGGCTTGTCTGAACAACACAAAATCATATTTGTTTGCGCAGCAAGACATGTGGGATTAGCATTGGCAAAAGCAGCAATTTCAGTAAATAAAAAGGTTGCTTTTGCGTTTGGTTGTTCTAGTGCGGCAGACATTCGTCTTCATTATTTCGCAGCAAAAGAATTCACGAAAAATAAAAGAAGCGGCGGAATTTGGAAAGTAGACAATAGTGTCGGAGACAAGGTTGAAATTATGATTTGTGACATTAAATCATATCTTCCTGCAATGTATTATATGTTGTCTTTTAATTCGCCAAGCAGTTTGATAACATATTGGGATGAACCGACAATCACATTGGATTATCCAGAACATCCATTTCACGCAATCATAAAAGAAAATTGGTCTTCAAATTTGATTCCAAACATGGTGCTCTCTTCTGCCACATTGCCGAAATTACACGAACTTACAGACACGGTGAATGATTTTACTTTGAAATTTAGTGCGTCTAATTCAATGGTGTATAATATTGTCAGTCATGACTGTAAAAAAACAATTCCTATTATTGATAAAAATGGGAATGTCATTTTACCACACTTTTTAAGTGAAGATTATGATGAAATGAAATTGATTGTGGAACATTGTGAAAATTACTTGACCTTGTTGCGATATTTTGACTTGAAAGAAGTTGTCCGATTTATTAGTTTTATACAAAAAGGTAATTATGTTTCTACGAGACATTTTATTTCCCGAAATTTCGCATCCATTGATGACATTGATATGAAAAACATTAAATTGTATTATTTGAAATTGTTAAAAAATATTATGTCTGGAACATGGAGTTCTATTTATCTCACATTGAAAAATACGAGAGAAAAACGCATTATGCCAAATGACACGATTGATTCAAAAGGCATTCATAAAAGTCGCAGCATTGGTCCTGGCATAATGACAACGACGGTAGCGAAAGGCTCTTCATGTTCCAGTAAATATGAAGGCCAATCATTGTCACGAATGTCTAGTGCCAGTGAACAATCACAAACATCTTTATATAATGCGTTGCCTCATGTGAGAGAAACAAACAGCGGCAATTGTGGCATATTTGTGACTACAAAAGATGCGCACACATTGACAGATGGACCAACAATATTCTTATCAAATGATGTTGAAAAAATTGCGAAATTCTGTATTCAACAAGCAAACATTCCTGCCAAGGTCATGTCTGACATTATGGAAAAAATAGAATTTAATAACCGAATAAATGATAAAATTGGCGTATTGGAAAAAGATTTAGAAGACCATGATGCGTCCAAGGCAAAAGAAGAAGAGGGGGATGGAGAGAAAAAAGACCATAAATGTAATAGAAGTCAAACTAATGAAAGCCAAGTTGAAGCAGGGAAAATCAAAACACAACTTGACATGCTTCGGTCTATGATTAAAACAGCAACATTAAATGAAACATTCATTCCAAATAAAAATCTACATTTGAAAAAATGGGCTGAAGATTGTGATGTTACGGGAGCATTTTCCAGCAATATTGAAGAAGAGTTTATTAATGAAATTATGTTACTTGTCGGAGTGGCTGATAGTTGGAAAGTGCTGTTGCTTATGGGCATTGGTGTCTTTACAAATCATGAAAATATCGCATACACTGAAATTATGAAAAAAATGGCGGATGAACAAAAATTGTATATTATTATTGCTTCTAGTGATTATATTTATGGAACAAATTATCAGTTCTGTCATGGATACATTAGTAAAGACCTGGATTTGACACAAGAGAAAATTATTCAAGCAATGGGACGAATTGGACGTAATAATCTACAGCAAAATTATTCTGTTCGCTTTCGCGATGATGAACAAATTATGAAATTATTTACAAGTAATACAGAAAAACCTGAAATTATTAATATGAATCGTTTGTTTAATTCTGCCATTTAGGATGTAATTAAGTTGTAAGTTTCAGATAATCTAACCGATAATATAATATTTTTTCTATTATATTATCATGGAAAAAAGAAGTCGGCATTTCAGTAAAAAATTAAGAAAATATTCTAATCCTGAACTCGCACAAAAAATGGCATATCGTTATTTTGGTAAAACCGCAAAAATATATTCGTCTTCTAACAGAGAGAAAAAATATGATATTTATGACCCACGACATAAAAGATGGATCCATTTCGGACAACTTGGATATGAAGATTTTACCAAACATGGAGATTTGAAACGCCGCCGCAATTATTTGACGCGTAGTGGGAAAATTCGCGGCAATTGGAAACGAAATCCTTATTCTGCAAATAATCTTTCACGAAAGATTTTATGGTGAATAATCTTCACCAAAATAGTTAGTTATTTGTATTTGTAAAAAAAACGTTTAATTAATTACTTAATTAACCATGTCTCTAAATACTGTATTTCTTCTGCAAAGCGGACATCTATTCTGCCCGTAAGTTAAACATGTGGTAAAACATGTTCTACACAATTCATGACTACATGTCAATCGCAGCCTAGCTACATTTCTGTCCAGGCAAATTATACATATCATATTTTGTTCTTGTTCTTGTCTTGCTCTTTCAGCTTCGGTAGAGGCAGCATCTTCTTCTTGTCTGGTTCGTTGATTTCGCTCAGCATCTGTCTCTGGAAGTGTGTTAATTTTATTCCGAATGTAAAAGGATGGAAATACATTTCTTGAAATATATTTGTCGTAAAAGGTTTCCGCATCATCTTCGTCCAACGCATCAGCATCTTCCGCGGCTTGTCCTTGTAAATGATCATTGCCTACGCATACAAATTCAATATTATTACTGGTTAACACATCACATGTAAAGTCCTGATTACAATATCCTTTTACATTGTTAATAAAATCACACATTTTCCAATCAATAGGAATGTTGTATATTTTCGAAAAACTTGTTCGAACCACTTTAAAATAACAACATATGTATCTTATTTCTTCATGTGAATGAATGTGTCCTGTTAATCTATTTCCTTCTCTTGAAATTATTGTGTTCGAGTTCATTATTTATTTGGTGTTGTTAATGTCTTTCTAGGTTCATTAAAGCATTTCATTTTTATTTTTAATGCTTCTGTCTGCGTCTAGTTTTATTTCTGCCATATTTACAATGCTGTTTTTGTGAAAAACCTTTTGGATGGTTACAATCAATGCTGCGTTTGTATTTTAATGACCATTTCCCGCCTTTTAATGTTCTTTTTTCCATAACATAAAGAGAGAAATAAGTATTCGAATATTATTTGCCTAATTTATGAAATTGATAAACCTTCTCTCTTAATTCAATGTAATATTGAAATTGTTGTTTGCTTCTAACTTCCTTTTCGTATATTTTACAATTTCCTGTCGCATATTTTTCCGTCTTTTCTTTTGTAATTCCTGAAGTAGGATTTGATTGAATGATTGTATTGTAAATGCGAATTGTGGACCAACCTTCCAAGACTTTTTCAAAAATAAAAATAATGTCTTCTCCTGAAACATCCCTTTTCGCCATCTTTTTCTTCTCTCTTCGCTCTTTTTTATTTTGAATGTATGTTTTATTGTTTTGTTGATTAAGTGGTTCCATTGATTGATTGTATACATTCACTTTAATATTATTTCATTGATAATTTGCTTCCAATTTCCTTGTAATAATATCCGTTGTATTGTATATCTTTATTGTAACATTTTGCCAGTGTTTTGTCACTCATTTTCAGTTGTTTTATACAATCATATTTACTCACAAATTCCTTGGTTAATTTATTTTCTGCGTCAAATTGACCGGCACCATTTTTATACAAAAAAGGTTCGCCACCACATTGTTCTTCAAATGCTGATTTTAATTCATCCTCACAATCATCATACAATTTATAGTATGAATCTTTTGTTAAACTGAAATTTTTTACCGGATTGTCTAATGCTGCCGTTGATTGGTATCCATTCATATGTGCCGCTGTTTTTCTATCAATAAAAACATTTACAATTTCAGTTTGTTCTTTATTTATTTGCGCAATATATCCTAAATTTTGTATCTTGGTTTGTTTTGTTGGTTCAATCTTATGAATGATACTTGGGTCTAATTCACGATCTACAAACAACCAACGAAACCCATTATATACTAAATTTTCCATTACAGCCTTGGTCAAACTAGGGCGTTTCATTTTGGTGTCTTCTTTCATACATTCAGACACGGTTTCATGAACTTTTACAAGTTGTAATGTTTCTGGATGTATTTGTTGTAGTCTTGGACCAATTGTTGCCAATGGTTGACTAAACCCTGTTGTGATTTTGGGTTCTTCTTTTGGTGTAATTGTCATTTTTTCTTGTAGTATTTTTTCAAGATTGTCAATTTTAGATGACATTGATTTTATCATATTAATTAATTCATGTGTTAATGGACTGTCATTTCCGTCTGTTTTTAACTGTATCATCATTTTTAATTGTTCGTTTTCTTTTTCTAATTTTCGTATGTCATTGCTGTCAAAATAGGTAAGATTGTTATTGATTATTTTCAATATGGTTTTATAAGAAAGATTTTTCCCAATCAAAAATAATTCAACCTCGTTTTCATGATTTAATAAATTGTTTACTCGATTTCCTCTAATGTCTTCGTGATTGTGTAAAAATTTCTCAAATTCATGACTTGTGTTTACCGAGAAGCAATCCAACAATAAACATTCGTCATATTTGTGTTTATGTTCATTGTAACGATTCATTATTCCTTTTCGACTCTGACCAATTTTAATAATATATTCTCCAGTCTTGAATGTTTTTACTTTAATAATATAGACAATAGACCCTATAGTTGCATATTGATCTAATAATACTTTTTCTCTTTCCAAGCATTGTTGCTGTTTTAATTTCATTTCCAATTCTTTGTCTTTTGATTCTTCTATTTGTTGGATCTCTGTATTTTTTTGTTCCAACTGTTTTTGTAAATCATAGATGCCATTTATCCTTAATTCTTTTATAACTTCATATACCCAATTTTGAAATTTTTCAGCAATTGTTTTTCTTGATTTAAACAAGACTTTATATAAACCTTTTTCAGTAAGAAATGAAACATTTTGTGTTCCGCCGTGGGTTTCCATAGTATGGACTACCTTTTCTGTTTCATTAAATTCATTAATGCTTGTTCTTATATTAGAAATTTCTAATATAGCACCAACATCACTTGCTCTAAATAAAGGGTCATTTAGAGTTCCTTTAATAGTAATTTCAGTATGCAAAGTGTTTGTGTTAAATGCTTTGACTATTTCCATAGGTCGTATATATACATATACACCCTTTTAAGTTGTTTTGTTGTTAACACCCTTTTACACCGAATGACGATTATAAAGTGAAATAATTTAAATAAATAATTATCTTATAAACACAAATGGAACAAATAAACATAGAAATTTTAAAAAATGAAGATGTCCAAATAGAATTAAGAAAGAAATATTATGATAATTTATCTTCAACAAAAAAAGAATTAGGACAAAAAGGAGCTTATTCGACAACTTTATGTTATTGCAACCGAATTCATAGTAAAACATCGGGAACTACACAACGACACAAATGGTCAAAAACACATAAAGATTATCATATAAAAATTAAAAATGAAGAAAAACTAATTAAAGAAAATAATCCAGAGTTTTTATTATGGGATGATGGTGAGGTTTTATATAAAAATCAATTTATTAAATATTATTATTTTACAACAATTGATATATTAAATAATAAGAATTTCAAATGAAAACTGTATAATTTAAAACTCCGCATATTATAGAAATTGATGTTAACATAAATAGCAATAAGAAATATATTTGTGAAAAAAGTTGGTATATTAAACAACTCAAGGATATTAGTTTATGCGAAGATTTTAAAGAAAAAGTTTGTATATAATACACATTTATTTAGTCCGTGTTTGAACTGTGTAATGTCATAAACTTTTATAATTATTTTACCGAATAATTATAAATAATCTTATACAAATGGAAGTCCATACTATGGACTTCCTTATTATATTCAATTAAGTTCATTACTTATTTTATAATAAATGAAATGTTTAAATGTTTAATTCATCCGCATGTGCGTTCGCTTGTGCTAATTTTTCATGAATTGATACTTTATTTGATTTAGTTCCTATCCATATTTTTTCTAATTTTGGATTTTTTTCTATTTTAAAGAATTCTCTGCTTCTGGTTTTTTCAGGATTTAACCATTCATGATAATAAACAACATATTTCCTCATATTTTCTTTTGTAATTCCTTCTGGCAATGGTTTTGCGCTTGTTTTCCTTGCTCTTAAAGTGTCTTTCATGATTCCTTTTGTGTTTTGGTCTTGCTCTTCTCTTGTTGCAATTCTTAAATTTTCCCAACTATTATTTAATGGGTCTCGGTCAATATGGTCTACACTAATATTTTTTGTTCCTTTTCCATTTCCATAACAATCTGTTATTATTTGATGAATGTATAATTTATTGCTTCCACCAATGTATCCATTATTCATTTTAAACCATGTGATTTTTTTACCATTATTTTCATTTAATTCGTAATCTAATATCTTTTGATAACTTATCGGACATAATTTACATACAGTATCTTTTTCGCAATACATTAATAAATATTCTTTTTCATTTTCTTGAATTTTCCATATAGGATTTTTCATAAGATTTGCGTCTTTACCCAATGTTAATGTGTGGCTTGAAACATAATATATTTCTTCTGGTGCATATTTAGTTGTCATTATTTTTTCGGAGTATTGATAAGAGTTCATTTGTTATGACATTGATTATAAAGTTAAATTTATAATCAATTTTTTTAAATAACATAATTCAATTTGGACATTTTAAGTTTCCCATATGAGAAAGGGATAAATTTGTTATCAACATTTTGCTTTAATAACTAAAAAACGTTATTAGTTATTAAATAAAATAAAATAATATATTTGTAACCCACACGCTTAATTGGAGTAAGCACGCAGTTTATTGTATATTTCTATACAATGCGGACTATTCTTTAAGTTATCACAGAGAATCGCTACTTCTCTCAAACCCATTCCATTATAGTCTCTGAACCTTCTTCTTATGCTTGCTTTGTCGCACTTAGAAGCTTGGCTGCAGATTGTCCAATCCTTTTCGTTGTCACTATGCTCTAGGTCATTATCCCAAGTATTTTTTACATTTTCACGCAAAAAAGTAGTAGAAAAGGCTATTAGGATGTTCCTGCATGTTAGAAATGTTGCCTCTTTAAATTCCAACTCATAAAATAGTCAGAAAGAAGAGACTAGCTGGTTATATAATGCGACATTTTCGCATATCTGCTTTACACTGTTTATCCATATTAGGAAGCAAATATCTAATATGGCAGCCAACTGTTGGGTCCTGATTAACAACAAAAATTGTGTTAGGTTAAGACCTCCCATGCCCGACATAATTCGTAGCACGTTGTAGTTATAGGCATACACTCTGACCTTGGCGGTGTTGGTTCCCTGAACCGTAGCATTTGACAGCACAAGTTGAAGTGTCGCATTGTCAATTCTGGAGAAGTTACAGGTCCCGCTCGGTTGATGCTCTTCCGGTCTCAAGGCAAATGAATAAACATTGATGCCTTCATCGGGGCATCGAGTGTGTGACTGGTAAGGCTGAACCCACGAGAAATAAGAGCCTTCACGTTCAGAGAAGCGATCCTGACCGTTGAGCTGCAACTTGGCAGTGACAACGGGGTTCTGTCCCCAACAATGCATGTCAATAGAGGTTTCAGCAAGGACAAAAGTTCCGGCATCAGAGACGGCGGATTCAGGACCCGAGTGTCCAGCATCGAGGTGTGGTTGACTGTAATAGTCATTAGGTCCATTCCAATATCCTGAAAGCTGATTGACATTTACATCAAATGCTCCAGCATCCGTAAAAAGTCCATTGGCATCAATAAACGCACGGCTGTCATGAGCGACCGATTGAGGGCCACCAAAGGCATGGATTGCGTTTGGAAGAGCATCGACAGCATCTGTGTAGTTGAATGGCTGCGCACCAAGAACCTTGAAAAGAGTGGCATCGCAGCTGAGAGACGAGCAATAATCGACATTCTGATCAGGCTGCACAACCCATATCAATTCTTTCACTGGGTGGTTGAAGTTAAGTTTAATCTTGTTACTAGACGACCCGACAGACTCGTCGCCGGTGAATTGTAGTTGGGTGATAAGATACTCGTGGGGGTTCTGTGCCATACGACGACGTTCGTCCGTATCGAGAAACACGTAATCAACATAAAGAGAAGCAGCTACGAGTGACTGGTTGTAGGCAATGGTGGCAGGAACAGGGTTGCCGGGAGCGCTGCCAGAGTTAGGACAGGCGAGAGATGTAACTGCCCATAAACACTGATCAATTGGGCGAATATCGAGATTGATTTTAACTTCGTGATACTGTACATCACGTTATACCCCACCTTTCGGTGTATTTCATGTAACAGAGGGAGTAGTACTTATCTTAAACCATCATTAGTGTTGATTAGACACTTCAAGTCCAAAACCGTAAGTGCGTTGAACCTTCCTCATATCCTTATCATAACGGACTTAGAGGCTTGGCTGCGGATTGTCTATTTCAGGCTTATTTGCCTTCATCTGTGGGATTTTTACCATACCTGAGTTCATTATTTCTCAGCCATTTTAAACTTTCGCTTAAAAATTGGTACCTACAGCTTTAAGAGTTTCCCGAACAATTTGGTCTTGTCGCCGCAAGTTGAATTAACAACAAGCAACTAGCATCTGGGAATAATTCTGAGACCCTAACATATTTTCCCTAAAGAAGAGCTCAGGTTCTTTAGGATGGATACTTTTCTGCCCTACAGTATTCAAGGCAATAAGAGGCAAACTCAAACCAGGATTGGTGTTAAACCAAAACTGAAGAGGAATGTAAAGAGTGGTTTCAGGAAGAGCATTGCGAGGAGCGCAGACCTGACGAGGAGCTTGAGAGTCGCAAGGACCATCAACATCAGAGAAAGATGGGTCAGTAATAAATGTAAGTTGTGTCGTGTTACCAATCATCTTAAAATATCCGCGCTGCTGTTCAGCCGTCATAGTGAGCTGATTCCAAATGTGCATGGAATCACCATATTGACGGTCAATTCGCTGACCTCCGATTTCAACTTCAACCTGAGCAATAAGCTGTTCTCCAGGATAATCCAACCAACGAGCATACACGCCAGCACTGTTGTGGTTTGCGGAATATGATTGTCCGTTTCCCATTGATTGATTGATTTCAGGAAGAGTGACTTGAAGATAGGTGCGATAAGCCAAATCACCATTTCGGCTAATCACACACTGAACACGACGACCAAAGTCAGCCTGTCCATTAAAAGTCTGCTCAATAGATTCAATTGAAAAGTTCGTGTAACGGCGATAAGTCACCTTCCAGAAAGTAATTTGAGGATTTCCCGTAAGGTAAACATCTTGTGCGCCATAAGCTACTAATTGCCGTTGTGTTTTACAGATTGTGCATGCTTATTAATACACAATCACCTGACCTTTCGCGACAGGACCAGACTATACATTAAACATCATCAGGCTAGTTAGACCATCATTTGACATCCACCGATTGTAGTCGTTGAAATTTTTCCATATGCTTACTATAGCGCAATTAGGAACTTGTCTGCGGATTTTCCATTGTTTCATCTTTAGCGTTTTTACCATTGGGTTCGGTCATTACCCGAGTTCCTTTTATTTTTTTCAAAATAAAAGTGGTAGCTAAAAGCTTTAGGAGGTTCCCGCAATTTATGGTGTCGCGTATAATTTTTACAATTTATACACTAGAGGGTTGCACTTTTTTCAAGCCCCCTGTTGTTGACTATTTTAACAGTTGCCCGTTTAAAGTTTAATCAAACCTCCAGCCATGGGTCGTTATATTATTACTAAAGAAAAAAAAATAATATTTTGATTTAATTAAATTAAAATGCTTAATAAAATAATTCTACCGTTTCTATTGTTTTTTCTGTAACATTATGTATCCAGTAATTGATTTGGTCTTTTAACACTGCAATGCGGCGATCCCATTCTTTTTCTTTTGATTTTACAATATTTAATAATCCTGATTTATTTATTTTCCAACAAGACTTGATTATTGCACCATCATCATTAATATATTCATCAGGATTAAATCGAATAAAGACAATCGAACGATGTCCTAAATCTCTTGAGATTTCCATTATTCTTTTATTTTCACAACTACAATCATATGAATTGTGTTTATTTTCATCTATTTCAACAATTATAATATGACTGCCAACATCTAACAATAAATCAGGGCGGCGTCTGGAACATCCATCCATAATTTTTTTATCATGAACCCAAGTAAAATCCCTAAAGGTCTCGGTTATTCTATTTACCACATCAGTTTCTTTTGTTTTATAATTTCTAGATACTTGTATTTCAGGAAATAAATAAAAACAACATCTAGAACAATAACCATTATATTTATTGTGACCAACTGTGTGACACCATTCAGATTTGCATAAACGATAACCATCGCATATTTTGCAATACGACCTTAATTTATTGTGGTAACATATGCCATTCCCTTTACAGTCAATACAAATGTCTCTTCTTTTATGATGTTCGCAAATTTCATCACCATCACATTCAACACAGTGTCGTTTATATTTTCCGTGTTCACAGATGCCGACACCTCCACATTGCTTACAATACATCTTTTCTTTTCCGTGTTCGCATATTGACGAACCTCCGCAAAGTTTGCACCGATATTTTCTATTTCCGTGTTCACATAAGCTAGAGCCTTGACATTGTTTACAATGTTCTCTCCTTTGTTTATGTTGACAGATGCCTCCACCACCGCATTCAACGCATCGGTATTCTCTTTTTCCGTGACAACATTTTTTAGGTTCATATTTTTTTAAAGGCTGTTCCATTGTATTAAAGATAAATATATGGTTAAAAATCAGTTCAATTTTATTTTAGGGTCATCTAAAATTTATATGAAATCACTTAAAAAGACACCATATAATATAGTACAATGGAAGTTATCACAAGCGCATTGAATCATAAAAACGACGAACTCTTTACTTTAATCAAATCTCAAATGACTGAAACAGATGAAGAATTATTTATGACAAGTTATTATTTATATTTACAATATGGAAAGGATAATGCCGCATTTGTGGTTGATTTTGATATGGTTTGGAAATGGGCTGGATTTGCAACTGTTGGAAATGCCAAAACATTATTAAAAAAACATTTTATTGAAAATAGAGACTTTAAACTCGCTTTTGCGGTTGCAAAAGCGGTTTTAGAGTGTGGACAAAACCAACATGGTGGACAAAATAAAGAAAAAATATTATTAACGGTAAACGCATTTAAAAAATTTTGTTTAAAATCATCCACAATTAGAGCAGGTGAAATATGCGATTATTATATAAAAATGGAAAATATAATGCATCAATACACCGAAAATCAATTAGAAAAATATCAAATGAAAACAATAGAACTTCAACAAAATCTAAAACAATCACAAATAGAAACATCCGTGAAACGGAGTGAAGTCTTAATTGAAATGTCAAAAAATAAAAATTTGGTTTATGTTTGTAAAATTCAACAATTAGATAATGGAAACACAATAATAAAAATTGGAGATACTAGTGATATTGAATCGCGAATGAAAGCACTTAACGCTAAATTTGCGTGTAAAGTAATAGTATTAGATATATTTCTGTGTGATAATAGTTATAGGTTCGAACAATTTTTACATAATAGTCCAGAAATAGTAAAATATAAATATACAACTGTAATAAATAATATGTGTTCTTCAACCGAAACATATTTGATTAATAATTACAAACAATATGATAAAATTGTAAGGTTTATTAATGATAATATTTTGAAATTTACAAAAGACATTGAATTTATGAAATTATTAATTGAAGATAAAAAATTAAATGTCGAAAAGGATAAAATAACACTTGAAAAAGATAAAATCAATCTTATTAATGGTTTAATGCAAATGTGTAAAAACATTGAAGAAATTCATAATTTATTGGATAAAGTATTTAATACAAATGAAACACAAAGCGAAAACATAACCCAAGAAGAAACAACACAACAAGAAACAAAACAAGAAACAGTCGCGGAACAAGATACATCTACTACCAAAACAGAAACAACCCAAGAAGAAGCCAAACAAGAACCAGTCGCCACATCAGCATCCATATCACACATTCAAGGACCGGTTATTCAAATATATCACAAAGATGATTTGTCAAAAGTTGTGAAAGTGTTTAATAGTATTAGTGATGCGATTCGTACATTTAACACATATCAACCAGGCGACGAAAAACCATCATTTACATCAATAAAACTTGCGTTTCAACATAAAACCTTATATTTAGAACATCGTTGGAATTTGATTAATAGAGATGAACCAAATCAGAATCAAACAAGAGAGATTGGCGAAACAGTGACAACGAAACAACGAAAATGTGGACAAGTTGCAATGTTAAATTTAGATAAAACAAAAATAGTTAAGGTGTATCCTTTGTCAAAGGATGCCGCCGCAGATATATTACAACACCCATCCGCGATTTGTTCTGCTATAAAATACGGGTCTGTATTACACAATCATTATTGGATACATCTAAAAGATTTGCCTGTTTCTCTCAAAGAAGAATATGAAAAAAACAAACCAATTCCAGAAAAAACACCAAACATCAAGGGTATAAAAATTAATGTATTTAATGTGAAAACAAATACATTAATAAAAATATTTAATTCATATGTTGAAATAAACAATGAACTAAATATATCAACAAAAACAATAAAAAAATACATGGCAACCGGTGAAGCATATAACGGAACATATAAATTTACATTTGTTTAGAGAGAACCAACGCTAAACCTAATTGCCAATACAAATGAATAAATCATTTGATTTTGTGTTATATTCAAGACCGGTGTAACTTATGTCATCCCTTTTAATAAGATTATATTTTGCTATAATGTCTAACACCGTTTGATGAGTTACAATATATACGCAAGGATCGCCAAAATAATGTAATTTAAAGTTAATTGAAATGGCATTTTCAATTTGATCATCAACCTCATAATCAACGTATTTAAACCAAATTTTTTCTGATTCACGTAGCTGAATTAATTCTTCATTATCATTTTCTCTGTATGGAAAACGAAATATCATTTTTGTAATTATGATAAAAGT